CTAAAGTTTATCCGCATGGTGGAGCAGCACGAACTTATCCCACAGCTGCTCTTCATTCTCAATGTGCGCCGGGTCGCTGATTATCGTGCTGGGGATCGGGCAAACTTTCTGGCAGGTCGGGGTTTCGTAATGGCCAACGCATTCCGTGCAGCGGTCGGTATCGATCTGGTAGATAGCATCGCCCATGGAGATGGCCTGATTCGGGCACTCCGGCTCGCACATATCGCAGTTGATGCACTTCTTCGTAATTAATAACGCCATTTCAACCTGTTACCTGAACCTACCGAACCCAAAGATATATTCACATTTCGCGCCCGGAACATTGCAAAAGTATGTATATTTAACCAGTATTAAATCTGGTTAAAGATAATGGCTAAGGCAGGGGCGTTTCGATGGCGCGCACTTTACCACAAAAGCAGATCATCCCCAATGATACTGCGCCTTTAAGTTTTGTGCTTTGTGTACTTTCAGTACGTGTTATCATTGAACTATTGGTCACGATAAACACGGTGGGATCGTACTTATGGTACAGAGAGAACAACTGCGCGAAGCTTTTTCCCGCAGGCTGGCGCAGGCCTGCAGCGAAGCAAACCTCGATGAATTCGGGCGCGGTATGGCGATAGCGCGCGCGCTGGGCGTTTCCTCCAAGGCCGTCAGCAAATGGCTTAACGCCGAAGCGATCCCCCGGCAGGACAAAATGTACGAGCTGGCGACATTTCTCCACGCTGACGCGCTCTGGCTTCAGCACGGCAGCGAAACAGGCTATCAAAGCGAAGGGCGTGAGAGCCCGGTCAGTCATGAAAATGCGGCCATTTATCCTTTCCAGCCGCGTGAAGAGCAGGGCTTTCGCATCGACGTGCTGGACATCGAGGCCAGCGCGGGGCCTGGGCGGCTGGTTTCCAGCGAAGTGACTGAAACCATTAACCATATTGTCTACGACAGCCAGGAAGCGCTGGAGCTGTTCGGCCACCGTCCGGCTTCAACGATAAAAGTCATTACCGTCACCGGCGACAGCATGTCCGGCACCATTGAGCTGGGCGACTATATCTTTGTGGACATCGGCAAAGATTATTTCGACGGAGACGGCATTTACGTGTTCCTCTATAAGGGACAACTGCTGGTTAAGCGCCTGCAAATGACCCACGACTGCCTGCTGGTGCGCTCGGACAACCCCAAATATGCCGACTGGCGCATTAGCGAAGAGAACGAGCAGCACCTCAAAATCATTGGCCGGGTGATGTATAGCCATTCGATTCGCCGTCACGCCTGAGATAACTCATCCTTCAAGCTGCAGCCGTGTTGGCTGCACTCTCCAGCCCCAGCCGCTTACCCAGGTAAGCTCCTGAGGCTGGCGCCCTTGTCGCCTTGCTACAACTAGAAGGCTAATTCTTTGCAATAATAGTGTTATTAATCAATGACTAACCATTGTTCTGAACTTTTTTCGAAATAATTCGTACTTTTGGTTCTTGACGAAATCGTACTATTGGTTCAATATCAATTCATCGGCAGGACGCACCGACTCACAAGGCAAGTGAACGCTCCTTAACATCAGGCCCTGAAAAAGGGCGCATACACCAAAGCAAGAAGCTTTGGGATATCAGAGAGATATCACCAAAGTTGATTGACAGGAGGTTGTATGGACGCACAGGCACGTCGCCGTCAGCGGCGGGAAGCTAAGCAGGCCGTCTGGAAAGCTGCCAACCCGTTGTTAGTCGGGGTAAGAGCGAAACCTGACGCACGACTTATTCTCTCGCTAGCCCGTAAACCCGGGCATCGCCCCGACAAGGCGCTGGAGGTCATTAACATTTATGGCCTGCAAATCATCCAGCAGGCAGAGCATCATCAGCGGTTGCGCCAGAGGTTAGACGCCAGGCAAAAAAGCGTTTATCAGGCCGCACCGCACACCGAATCCGGCTTACCGGAAGCTACCGGCAAGCAAACCCAACGCGGAAAATCTATTCCGCTGATTTAACACCGCTTCTTTACCCCAACGGCAGTTCGACACCTTAACCGAAGGTTCTTCCATGAACGACCAACCCGCAAATCTGGTCACGCAGTCTTTTGCGTGGCTGGCGGCGCTTGCCGCCGGTCTGGGTATCACGACACAGGATATGGTCTACATGATATTCGGACTGCTTAGCGTACTGATTTCACTGGCTTCGTGGCTGGGCGGCAGGCTGGATGCCCGCCGGCAGCACCTCGAAGACCAAAAGCGCACCCGCATCCTCCAGACGCTGGTGGATGACTTGCATACCCTAAACCGAGCCGAGCAGATTGAGATTATCAGGGCAGTCAGCGAGGTACTGAAAAAGGCAGGTAACTGATGGCTCTTTCTCCCGGGCTCAGAAAAACGCTATTCGGATTGTCAGGGACGGGCGCTCTGACGATTGCAGGCACGCTACTGCCCGAACTGGAAGGCGTGAGCTACACGCCGTATTACGATGTCGCTGGCGTGCTGACCGTCTGTTACGGACATACCGGGAAAGACATTATTCCCGATAAAACCTACACCCTGTCTGAGTGCAGGCGCTGGCTTGACCAGGATCTCCGTCCTGCCGCTCAGGTGGTCTCAAGGGCGGTGACCGTTCCGATAAGTGAGTACCAACGTGCCGCTTTGATCAGCTTTACCTACAACGTCGGCACCCCCGCTTTTTTAAGATCCTCCGTGCTAAGAACGCTAAATGCTGGCGATTACGAACAGGCCTGCGCTGGCCTGAAAAAATGGATCTGGGCGGGGAGGAGGCAGTGGCAAGGGCTTATCAACCGCCGCGAGGTGGAGTACCAGCTTTGTACCTGGCCGGAGCCGGAGAAATGAAGCCGGTAACCACGATGGCGCTGACGGTTTTTGCGCTGCTTATCGCCAGCTGTTGGTGGTTTCATCAGCGTTATGACATGCAAAAACAAAGGGCCGATTCAGCCTTGCTGCTGCTTGCTCAACAGAAATCTGAGCTGAAAAACCTTGTGCAACGCCAGAAGGCGGTAGCTGGGCTTGATGCTCACTATAGCGAGGAGTTAACCCATGCCAGACTCACCATTGAAAATCTGCAGCGTGATGTGGCTGCTGGCGCTCGGCGGCTGCGCATTAGCGCCACCTGCCACACAGTGCCTGGCTCCACCTCCGCCTCCAGCCTGGATGATGCAGCCGCCCCCGGACTTACTGACGCCGCTCAACGGGATTATTTCCGTCTCCGGGAGCGCATTGAAACGAGCAACAAGCAGCTAGCGGGGCTGCAGGAGTACATCCGCAACCAGTGCCTTATTAACCCCTGAAGCCTCGCTAAGCGAGGCTTTTTTATTCCTACGTCAAAGAGGTCATTCCTATGTCTACATCCCTGAAGTACCCGATTGTTCTGGTCCACGGTCTGTTCGGTTTCGACAAAATTGGCGGGATCTATCCCTATTTCTACGGCATCAAAGAGGCGCTGGAGAAAGCCGGAGCGAAGGTCTACATCGCCACGATTTCCGCGCTGAACAGCAATGAGATGCGCGGTGAACAGCTGCTTGAGTTTGTTCGTAAAGTGCAGGCCGAAACCGGTGCGGCGAAAGTTAACCTGATTGGCCACAGCCAGGGGCCATTGGCCTGTCGTTATGCGGCGGCAACCCATCCCGAACTTATCGCCTCGGTCACTTCCGTGAACGGTGTTAACCACGGCTCAGAAGTGGCAGATCTGGTTCGTCTGGCGCTGAAACCTGGCCGCCTGCCAGAGTCAATCGCTAATGCCGCTCTGTCGGCCTTTGGGCAGCTGCTTTCCGCTCTGGCCGGTGCCCCTCGTTTGCCTCAATCCGGCGTGGATGCTCTGGATGCGTTGACCAGCGAAGGCGTGGCAGCTTTTAACAAGAAGTACCCGCAGGGGCTTCCGGCAGAGTGGGGCGGCCAGGGTAAAGAGTTGGATAACGGCGTTTACTACTACTCGTGGAGCGGGATCATTGACTACAACCCGTTGCATCAGGGGATGAACAACCTGGACCCGCTGCACGTTGCCATGCTGGCATTTTCCATCCTGTTTACCAACGAACGTTTCCAGAACGACGGCCTGGTCGGCCGCTACAGCAGCCACCTGGGCAAGGTGATTGGCTCCGACTATTCGATGGATCACGTCGATGCCATCAACCAGTTGGCCGGCGTGGTCGCCAATAACACCGACCCGGTGAAACTGTACGTCGACCATTTGGCTCGCCTGCAAGCTAAAGGGCTTTAAGCCTGAACCTAACCGCCTTCGGGCGGTTTTTCTTTGGAGAAATCAATGAATGACACCACGCGTCCGGGCTTTCTGACGCCGCTGGGGGCATCGCCACATTACGACGATGCGCTTGATGCGGATCTTACAGGCTGGATAGTCGGCGTATCGGGCCTGCCGCCGGAAATGGTGATGGCGAAATGGAGCGATCCGCCGCCCGCCACGCCGGAAGCCGGCATTACCTGGTGTGACTTTTTTACCAACGTGAAGCAGACGGAAACGCCTTTCTTCCATTCACAGGACAGCGACCAAAGCGTGCTTCAGAGCATCGAGTCCGTTGACGTGACCTGTGGCTTTTATGGCCCCGGCGCTCAGGCCGTTGCTGCACTTTTTCGTGATGGTCTGAACGTGCCGCAAAACAACGCCGAGCTGAACCGGCTGGATCTTACGTTTCTGCGGTGCGGTGGCATTAAGCCGGACCCTGAATTTATCAATAACCAGTGGCTACGCCGCTACACCCTCACCGTGGCGCTCAAGCGCAATATTGCCCGGCGCTACGGTATTCGTTCCATCCTTTCATCCGCAGTAAAAATCATTGGAGAGTAAGCTATGTCACAGGGTTTACCTGTATCTAACATTGTCAGCGTGACAGTGAATATGGCGCCACGAGCGGCGCAGTCCCGTAACTATGGTGCGCTGCTGGTCGTAGGCGCGAGCAACGTTATTGACGCCAAAGAGCGTATGCGTGCTTATTCCAGCCTGAGCGGCGTGGCCGCCGACTTTGGCCTGGAATCCCCTGAATACAAGGCCGCCAGCCTCTACTACCAGCAGTCCCCTCAGCCCGCCGACCTGTATATCGGGCGTTGGGTAAAAGAAGGCAGCGAGGGCAAAGCCGGGGAAACCATCGCCGAATGCATCTCCGCGCTAAGTGCACATTCGACCGACTGGTATGGCCTGGTGATTGCTGACGACACAATTACCGATGAAGCCGTGCTAGCCGTGGCAGCGGTCATTGAAGGCGACGGCGTTTCCCGTATCTTTGGCCATACTTCTGCCAGCGCTAAAGTGCTGGATGTCAACGACAGCACCGATATCTTCAGCAAGCTGAAAGCGGCTAAGTTCGCCCGCACTTTTGGTCAGTACTCCAGCGCCACGCCGTTTGCGGCCGCTTCCCTGTTTGGCCGTGCGTTTACCGTTAACTTCAACGGCAATAACACCACCATTACCCTGAAATTCAAGCAGGAACCGGGTATTGCCGCAGAAACGCTGACCCAAACGCAAATCAACGCCCTGTCCGCGAAAAATGCCAACGTCTTTGTGAATTACAACAACGACACCGCCATTATTCAGGAAGGCGTGATGAGCAACGGCAGCTTCATCGATGAGCGCCACGGCCTGGACTGGCTGCAAAACTATGTCCAGACCAACCTCTACAACCTGCTTTACACCAGCACCACTAAAATCCCGCAAACCGATGCCGGCGTTACCCGTCTGCTTAGCAACGTCGAGCATTCCATGGCTCAGGCGGTCACCAATGGCCTGGTGGCGCCGGGCGTCTGGAATGGCTCTGATATTGGCCAGTTGGCCTCCGGTGACACGCTGACGAAAGGCTACTACGTCTACGCTCCGGCGGTGGCTACCCAGGCGCAGTCAGACCGCGAAGCGCGGAAAGCGCCGGTGATTCAGGTGGCCTGCAAACTGGCGGGTGCCGTGCACTTTGCCGACGTCGAAATCAATGTTGTTCGTTAAGGAGATTTAAATGGGTACTTATTCTTTTATGGATGTTACTGCCTCTCTCGTGGGGCCAGGCGGCGTGATTGATTTGGGCGCGGGTAGCGCGAACGGTGACGCCGGGATCAAAGTGGAAATGGCGACCACAAAAAATACCATGACCGTCGGGATTGACGGAGAAGTGATGCATAACCTCTCTCCGGCCAAAAACGGCTCTATCACCGTGACGCTGATGAAAACCTCACCGGTAAACAAAAAGCTGATGCTGGCCTACAACGCCCAAACGCTCTCCTCGGCACTGTGGGGTAAGAACACGCTTGTCGTGCGCAATACTGCCTCCGGCGATCTGGTCACGGCTCGTGACGTGGCATTTTCTCAGCTACCGGCCAATGCCAACGGTAAAGATGCTGGCACCATGGACTGGAAGTTTGACTGCGGGAAAATTGACCAGCTGCTCGGGGAGTTCTAAGTCATGGAAATTACCCTGAAAGCGGTGAACTACCGCATTGGCAAGCTCGGCGTTTTTGAGCAGCTTAGCGTTGCGCGCAAACTGCTGCCGGTTCTGGCGGGCATTGTGGGTGATTTTCGCAGCTTGCAGGGTAAGGAGGGCGGAAACGCCCTCGAAACCGTGCTGCCAAAAATTGCCCGCACCCTTGCCGATCTCAGCGATGAGGACTGCAACACCATTTTGTATCCTTGTCTGTCGGTCGTGACGCGCGAGCACATGAAGGGCTGGGTGCCGGTCTTTAGTCAGGGGGCGTTGTCCTTTGACGATATCGACCTGATGACGCTGCTGCAGCTGGTGGCCCGGGTGGTGGCCGACTCGCTGGGAAATTTTTTGCAAGAACTCCCCGGCAGCGATTGCCCGGCCCCGTCGGCGGCCTGATGCTGGAGACGCTGCCGGGCGGGGAAGATTACATTCTTCGCCCGGCGGAAGTCTTCGCTCTCAGCTGGCTGGATCTAAAAAGCGGCGCGGTGGATCTCTACGACATTGCGCTGATGAACGATTATCTCGAGATGCAGGCCGATAATAAGGCCTGCATCGCACGCTGGAGAGAGGAAAATGAGCGCTAGCCCCGCATATGTTGATGCCCTCAATAAATTCATCGAGAAACTCCCCGGAGCCACAGAAAAAATGGGCTCCTTCATTGAGTCGATGGGAACGTTCTTCGATGGGTTAACAAAAGATCTTCGGATCGACAGTATCTCAGCAAAACTTGATGGCGTTGACCTCAAGGACTATCGCGCCGAAGGCTATGCCACGCGGCAGGCTGCGGCCACGCCTGAACTGGTTCCTTTTTATGCTGAGGAATATCACCAGATTGCAGGCAACCTAAATTTTGATGCCGACACGGCGGCTAAACAATCTGAACGATACCAGGTTTCGCTTTATCGTCTGGAAACCGTGTTTGATATTTTGCGCGAGAAAGCGGGCAGTGGCCTGGCACAAAATCTGGTACAGCCTTTTGAGACACTGACAAATACAATCCTGGTCAGTTTTCCCAAAATTGAACCCACCGTTAACAATGTCTTAAGCGTATTGGGTGATATAGCAAACGTTGTTGGTAGCGCCATCAACGGCACAATCGGTTGGGTTACCCAATTGATTGAATGGTGGCAAATGCTTGATGGCTCGACACAAACCGTGATAGCCACCGTGGCAGGTATGATTGCGATTTGGTATGGGTTGAATACGGCTTTCATGGCTTCTCCCGTTGGTTTTGTCCTGGCGCTGGCAACGGCAATTGGCCTACTTTATGACGATTACATGAAGTGGCGAGATGGAGGAGAAAGCCTGATTAACTGGGGCGCCTAGAAACCCGTTCTTGAGTTGGCCACCACCATGATCGGCGGGGTTTCGAATACGATAAAGTCGCTCGGAAGCTCGCTGGGAGATTTGCTAGGTATTGATTTCAGTAAATGGTCTATCAGCACTATCTTCGAAGGGCTGATGCATGAATTCAAAGCGCTGGAAGAGATGTTCAGGCAGGTAGGCAAGCTGATAAATGCGCTTAAAGAAGGGAAGTGGTCTGAGGCAATGACCATTGGCAAAGAGCTTGTCGTCAGCAGTGTGACCCAATCTCCGGCTTATAAACTGGTTGATAGTACGTTCAATTTTCTCGACGAAAAGGCCGTTGCTGGTGCCTCAGCGTTCAAAGAATGGTTTAACAATCAGGAAAAGAAAGACACTCGCCGACGGCTTCCCGTTGCGATCGACAATCTCAGCCAACCCGAGCCTGTCTCAATGATGCTTCCCGCGGGTGTCGCCGACCACGAACGACTGGCGACTTCGAGCGATTTCTCCACGGTGAGCAACAGCACTACGCATTCTCCCACGATTAACAGTAATACCCATATCGTCGTTAATGGCGTCTCTGAACCTCAACTGGCGGCGGCTGAGACATCTCAGCGCTTGTTCAACGTGCATTCTCAACTGGCGCAGCAATATGAAAGGAGGATGAGCTAATGAATATTTTTGGCGCTTACTTCCAGCCGCGCACGAGCCTCTCCGGTTTTCTGGTGCCGGATGTGGTGGTCAGCGAAGTCCATAAGGACACGCTGAAAATCGCCTCTCATCCCGTCGAGTTTGGCCCGAATATCAGCGACCATGCCTGGGCCGAACCCGGTGAGTTAACGATGGATTGTTTCTTTAAAGCCGGTGGTTCACTGGTTGATTTTGCTAATACGACCGTGCTTGGCTCCTGGCTAAACGCGGGCCCCAGCCCGGCACAAATTTACCAGCAACTGCTTGATCTACAGAAAAAAGCAGAACCCTTTAAGGTCATCACCCGCCGCCGCTCCTACGACAATATGCTTATCACAACGTTGACGGTGACGACCGGCGCCAAATCGGAAAACATTCTTGGCTGCAATCTGGTGTTGACGGAAGTATTAATGACGGCCACGGAAGCACGCCCTGCGCCGCCTAAAACGGCGATGGATGAAGGGGTAACGACGACTTCGGTCGGCGATAAAGGTGAAAAAGTGGTTACCACCCCCAAGGGGGCGGGCAAAATCACGCCACTTCAGCCTGAAACAAAATGAGGAGAGACAATGTCAATTGCAGAAATTCCCCTCAGCGCGGATAACCAGGTATTTACGATCCAACTTGCCGGACAGACCCTGCGCATGCGGCTGCTTTATCGGGATGTTGCAGGCTGGATCCTGGATATTCTCGACGCCGACAATCGGCCCATCGTGAACGGTATCCCGCTGGTGGCTGGTGCTGATTTATTGGCTCCGTATGCCTGGCTTGGTTTTGGCGGAGGACTATGGGTTGGCTGTGATAATGAGACTCAGGATTACCCGAGCAAAACCGATCTCGGGCGCGGCAGCCATCTTTACTTCGTGACGGCAGATTAAGGAGGGGGAAATGAGTGATAACTGGTCCCGCCACTTTGAGCTCCAGCTTTTGAAGGAAGACGGCAGCGGTATTGCGCTCTCTGGCTTTAAGGTGACGTTTAAAGTCGACTGGCACGCCGGCAGCTCACCCAAAACGGCCGAGGTGAAAATCTATAATCTCGCGCCGGACAACGTGAATCGTATTGCACAAAAGGAGTACAGCAAAATCCGGCTGATTGCGGGCTACAACGGAATAGAACCGGTTGTAAGCAGCGGTGAAGTGGGAAAAACCAGGGTTGTCGAACCCGTTGAGTGGGGGCCGAGAGATGGCATGAACTTTGGGGTGATCTTCAGCGGTGACATTCGCATCTGGATGACGGGGCGAGAGGATACCCCTGATGACTGGATTTTAATTCAGGCCATTGATGGCTATGAGGCGCTGATGTCAGCGACGCTTAGCGCCACGCTTGCTAAAGGCTACACGGTATATGACATGTACCAGCTGGCAGCTGGCGCACTGAAACCCTTTTTGATTCTCCCCGGCAGGCTGCCACCTTTCCCCAAAACGAAGTTTCCCAGAGGGTATACCTTCCACGGTAAGGTCAGCAGCTATCTCGATCAAATCGGCAAGCTGTGCAAGGCCAACTGGAAGCTGTCGAATGACAGGCTGGACTATTACAACGAGGCTGAAAAAGCGCACCCGCCCGTGAGTCTTAACAGCCAGAATGGCCTGATTGGGCGGCCGCAAACGTCTACCAATGCTGGCGTAACCCTGAAATGCCTGATTAACCCCACAATCCTGCTCCACGGACAGGTGAAGCTAGATCAAAACACGCTTTATAAGCCAGCCTTGCTTGCTAAGGATGACTATATCCGGCCTTCTCCGGACGGTATTTATGACATTTATGGCATTGCCTACAGCGGAGATACCCGCGCGAATGACTGGTATATGACTATGATGTGCTACCCGGCTGGCCAGCCTGTCGACAAGGCTGAAGAAAAGTGGCAATCAAGCCCGGCCTCTAAACCACAAGCCTAAGCCCGCAGCAGCGGGTTTTTTATCCCTGGAGGAATCATGGCTCTGACGACTTCGGCTCTCAGCGGCGAGCTGGCCGATACGCTTGCGGCCAGCCGGGCCGCATTAAGTAACGATCTACGGGTCGCGTTACCCGGCATTATTCAGTCTTTCGACCCCGTTTCTGTCACCTGTGAAGTGGCGCCAGCGATCAGAGGCACGCAGTTTGCCAGAGACGGATCTGTGTCTCCGGTCAATTATCCGCTGCTGGTGGATGTGCCGGTTGTCTTTCCTCACGGTGGCGGCTGCTCGTTGACGTTTCCGCTTAAAAAGGGAGACGAATGCCTGGTCATTTTTGCCGATCGCGCCATCGACTTTTGGTGGCAGAGCGGTGGTATTCAGGAGCCGGTCGATGCTCGTCAACACTCGTTGTCTGATGCCTTCGTGCTGCCCGGCCCACAGTCGCAGGCGAAAAAAATCGGCGGTATCAGTAGTACGGCGGTTCAGCTACGCAGCGAAGATGGCAAAGCCTTTGTTGAACTGGAACCCGGCAGCCACGGTATCACGCTGACTACGCCGGGAAAACTCACCGCGACGGCGGCCAGCATTGACCTGACCGGCGAGGTAAAAATCAACGGTAACGTAACAGTGAGCGGTGATGTTACGGCCAGCGGCATAAGCCTGACGAAGCACCGCCACGGCGGCGTACAGTCCGGCGGCGCGAACACGGGGGGGCCGGTATGAAATATCGCAGAGAGAGCAGCGATGGGGATTATACCTTTGGACAGGGTGAAAACACCTTCCTGGAAAACTCACCTGAGTGCGTGGCGCAGGCGGTGAGTACCCGGCTCAAGCTGTGGCAGGGGGAGTGGTTTCTGGACAACCGTACCGGGACACCATATCGCCAGTCCGTTCTCGGCAAACAGCAGGATGATTCCTGGGTATTAATGCTGATTGACCGCGTAAGCCAGACCATGGGCGTTAAGTCCGTGCTGGATGTCACCGCCGCGCGAACTGAAGCACGCACGGTAACCTTTCACGCCACCATCGACACCGTTTACGGTCCCACCACTTTAAACAGCGAGGCATAAATGGCCCTCAATTCTGAAACGCTGGGGTTATCGGCAACGGTAACGGCCCAGGGGATAACCGCGCCTGATTATCAAAGCCTGTTAGGGGCATTGATGGATGCGTTCAGGCAAATCTACGGCACCGATGCGTACCTGGAGCCGGACAGTAAAGACGGGCAGCTCATCTCGCTGGTGGCGCTGGCCATTCATGACGCCAACAACGCGGCGATTGCTGCCTACAACAGCTTTTCACCTGCAACGGCGATGGGGCGGGCGTTATCAAGCAACGTTAAGATCAACGGTATTGTCCGGCGTGCCGCGACGTACTCGACGGTCGACCTACTGCTGACGGGCATTCCCGGCACGACCATAACCCGTGGTTCTGTCAGAGATGACAGCGGCGTGACGTGGTTTTTGCCTGAGGTGGTATCGATTGGCGTCGATGGATCGGTAATCGTCACCGCCACCTGTGCCAGCAGCGGCGTAATGGCGGCACCAGCGGGATCCATTACCATCATGGGCACGCCAACGCGCGGCTGGACTGCGGTCACGAATCCTCAGGCTGCTACGCCAGGCGTTGCGGCTGAAACCGATGCCGAATTACGCATTCGGCAGTCGCAGAGCGTTGCCTTGCCTGCGCTCACGCCGTTTGAGGCGGTCGAGGGGGCTATTGCCAACATCGCAGGAGTCACCCGGCATAAGCTCTACGAAAATGATACCGGGGCCGTCAACGCCAATGGCCTGCCTCCGCATTCCATCGCTGCGATTGTGGACGGCGGGGATGTGACGGAAATTGCTCAGACTATCAGGGGCAAAAAAGGTCAGGGCGTCGCAACCTTCGGCGCGACATCCATTGTGGTGCCCGATCTCTACGGTAATCCCCACTCGATTGCATTTTCGCGTCCCGGCAATGTGCCGGTTTACGTCGACATCGTGCTTAAAGTTTTCACCGGCTATACGTCGCAAATCGGCGAGCAGATGAAGCAGGCGATTGCCGACTACATCAACGGCCTGGGCATTGGGGATAGCGTGCTGCTGAGCCGCATTTACTCCCCTGCCAACCTCGGCGTAGTCAGCGGCGGGAAAGCGCGTTATTACGACATCACCGACTTGCAGATCGGTAAATCATCCTCTGCGGTCGCGGCGGCTAACGTCAATATCGGCTACAGCGAAGCCGCCTCCTGCAGCGTGGACAACATCAATATCACGGTGAGCTCATGAGTAAATATACCGGGCGCATCACCAGCTATCATGCCAGCAAGCCCCTGTTTTTTGCCCACGTTGATCTGAGCACCCGTCCGTTCACTGAGACCGTAAATACAACCGAAAGCCTGATCAACGCGTTTGATATTGACACGGCTGTTGGGGTTCAGCTCGATGCGCTGGGGAAGTGGATTGGTCGAAGCCGTGTTGTTAGCCAGCCTATTTCCGGCGTCTATTTTAGCTGGGACACCGACGGGCTGGGCTACGACCAGGGCGTGTGGCAGGGGCCTTACGATCCTGATGCAGGCTACACCTCGCTGGGCGATGAAACCTACCGCATCATCCTCAAGGCAAAAATCGCAATGAACAACTGGGACGGGCAGAACGACACGCTGCCCGCGATCCTTGACGCCGCCACGGTGGGGGCGGGGCTGCGAATGCAAATCGTCGACAACCAGGACATGACCATTTCCGTCTGGGTTCTGCCGGAAACGGATATCGCCGACGTTTCGCTTGAGCTTCTCGCGGCTATTAAACAGGGCTACCTGACGGTGAAAGCGGCTGGGGTTTGGGCGGGGGATATTCAGACGCCGTCGGTTGAAGCGCCGTCGCAGGGCGGCAAATTCTTTGGTTTTGATATCAACAATCACTATATCGCCGGTTTTGACGACGGCGCATGGGAGAGGAAACTCTAATGGCTACAAATCAGTTTAAACCTTTTGCAACCCGGCCTGACGCCAACGTCACGCCGCAAAATGAATGGGAAAATTTGCCCGCGCTGTTAAGCGGTTTTGCCGGCGGTAAAGCCAGCAGCGCTCAGGTGAACAAAGCGTTGCGCCAGACGTCCTTTATTGCCGCCGCGCTGGCTCAGTTCGTCAGCGATAAAAGCGGGCAAGACGTGCTGGACGATGGCGATATCGCCGCTTTCCTCGCGAAGCTAACCACCGGCTTTGGGAAGCAATATCTCAGCCGCCAGAATCCTTTTGCGGATATTAAGGCCGATGGCGCCGCCGCGGTTTCTTCGGCTCTCACAAACCTTGGT